GTGCCGGTGGTCGGCAGGTGGAAATCCCCTGCGTAATTCCATACCCCGGAGCTGTCGTACTCGATGAACATCTGGAAGCCTGCACCGAGCTCCATGCTCACACGGATGCTGTACCGGGAAGCGTAGCGCACGGGCTGTGCGCCCTGGCCTCTGACGCTCTGCACATAGGTCAGGATGCCGGTGGTGCAGCCCCACTCGAAATCAGCCTCGAGCACGCCGTCCGTGCCGTTGATCGCGGTGATCCCGTTGTTCACGAGCGCATAGAGCTCGTCGCCCGTCTGCGCAAAGCCCTCGGCGTGGAGCTCGTCCTCGTGCATCCATAGGCCTTTCCCGGTGTCGTAGCAGAAGAAGTGCCAGGCGTTGTAGGCGTCCTGCATGCTGATGTAATACCTCATGCCGAAGGCGCCCGCCGCGGCCTTGTAATACTTCTCATCCCCGAGCGCCTGCGACACTTCGGCGGGCATGCCGCCCTGGTAAGCCATCACGCCGGTTCTGCCTTTGTAATACAGGGTCTCCCCCACGACAGCGACGCTCTTGTGGCTTCCTTTCTGGACGCCGCGGGCGGGGATATCCCCCACCTGATGCGCCCCGATGCTGCTGATAGCTACCTGGTGAATCACGTTCTCCTTGAAGAAGGTCGGCGTGCCCAGGTAATTGACGCAGCCCGTCCAGGGCCCATCAGAGCCGCAGGAGGCCCGCCAGCTGTCGGTGCTGACGCCCAAGTACTGCTCCCAGTTTCGGAAGTCGCCCAGGGCGCAGCAGTACAGCTCGTTGATGTTTTGGGTTCCGTTGTTGCCATACCGGCAGCCCCAGAGCCGATTTTGCGCCTCGCACACAAAGTCCATGGACGGGACCTTGCGCTGTATGGAGACCGTCGCGCTCTGCTCCGTGTGCGCCTCGTCCTGCACGCCGACGACCACGATGTAATCCGCCGTGGTGCTCGCCGCGCCGCCGACGGCATACAGGATTTTGCTGCCGTTCAGGTCATTTTTGTACAGGCCGCTGATCTGCACGCCGTCGTATTCCGCGAACGCCGCCGGGAGCTGCCCCATGCTGGTGAACGTGACCTTGGTGTAGACCGTCTCCAGCACCGTCCAGCTCTCCGTGTAACTGCTGTACTCTTTCGCCTCTCCGCTGCCCGTGTCAATCCACACGTCCCCATTCTGGGGCGCTGCGGGCTCTGTAGAGCTCTTGGTGACGCTGGAATACAGCGTGCCGTCCTGGTGGCACATCGCATACGAGACGCCGCCTGTGTAGCTCCAGGACGCCCCCATGTCGCCGTAGTCGGTCAGGGATTGGGTGTTGATGTATTTGCAGTCTGGGAAAATACAGATATACGCGCCCATGCTGACAAGCTGCGTTTCCACAAGGGTTTGCAGGCCCGTCAGGCCGGTCGCGTATCCGTTTGCGTACAGGGTCCCGTTATCGACCCAGTACAAGGCATCTTTGGCGATAATCGCCTGTAATTTTGTAAACGACTTGTTCAGCCGCCCGCGCTTTTTCCTGTTGGCCAGCATCGGGAAGTACTGTGTCGTCAGATTCTTCGTCTCGTAGAATTCCCCGTCCTGGATTCTCTGGTTGTGGTTATACCCCCTGAATGAATCCACGACCACGCGGGACGAGCTGCGCGTGTTCAGTTTCGGATAGTAGGTCATGGCACACCTCAGAAATAAGTCTTTTTTGCGCCCTTCGGCATATGGCAGCGGTTATAGGCGTTCCTGAAGGAGCTGTAGATCGCCTCAAACACGCCGTTGGCGTTGTTGAAACTGTCATACTCCATGTTGTTGTAGTCGATCTGGGCCTCCAGCCAGCGGATATACATCTCATCATAGGGCTGCCCGACGAGCAGCTCCTTTTCTCCGTCGTCCGCGGTGTAGCCGGTAAAGGTGATCTCCGTCTCGTCGGGGTTCCGGTCATGGGTGCAGATGATCTCCTGATAGATCCGCGCGTCCAGTCGGGAAAGCCAGGTGATCTTTGCCTCCTCGCCGAACATGTTCGGTTTCAGGCTGTCAACCTCTGCGATTGCGTCGTGAATCTTCATGTCTCGTGCCTCCTGTTTGGAAAGAGGGGGCGCATTACACGCCCCCTGGCTTTTACATGGCGTTCGCTTCCTGATAGCGCATGGCTTCAAGCTGCGCCCGTTCGGAGTTGCGGAGGATTTCCACCACACATTTGGGGACCTCCATCTCCACGCCCCTCGGAATCACCCAGGTGCGGGTATTGCAGCCGACGAACTGCGCCTCCTGTTTTGCCGCGCCGGGAATAATCGGGAGCCTGATCTTGACTTTCTCCTCAGTCTTCGGCCCTTCGATGGCCGGGTCATTTACTGTGTTTCCCATGAAACAGACCTCCTTGTTTTTGATGAATAAAACGGGGAGGGGAGAAATCTCCCTCTCCCCTAAGTGCTCAGTTTGCCTCGACGCTGGCAGACCAGCGGCTGGACATGTGCTCCACGCGGATCATGTAGGGCTGCATGAGAATCTCGGCGGTCTCGATGGCCTTCCAGCCGACGGAGGATCGCTGATCCAGCGGGTCAGAAGTACCGGCAGAGCCCTTCTGCTTCACGATGGTCTGAAGGCCACCGCCCTCAACATCGGTAACGCCGTAGGCGTTATCTCCGAAGAACAGGGTGCCGAACACGCTGTTGCCTTCGCTGCCGCCCTCGCCCGGGTAAATCTTGGTGGTGCCGGAAGTGCCGGAGCCGAAGTTCGTGGAGGCCACGGTGATCTTGTGGGTGCCGGAGGTCCCCGTGTTGCTCACGACCTCGGCGGTCACGCCGTTGATGTTGATGAGGCGGCCCTTCAGCGCGTTATCGGCGAGGGTGACGCCGGACGTGCTGTAGGTGATCTCGGTCACGGCCCCGCTGATGTTCGCGCCGAGCACGAGCTCGCGCACGTCGCCAGCGAGGTTGTCGCCGCGCCAGATTTTGGCCTCGGTCGACTCCACGAAACGGACGCCGGAGATCATGCCGATCTCGCCCTCGTACAGGTTCGTGGTGTCCTTGTACTTGTGCGGGTCGATCCACTCAGGATCGCGCATGATGTCATACTCGGCGAAGGGGTGGATGATGGCGACATAGCTGCCGTTGATCTTCGGCGTGTTGACGGCGCGGAGGCGGGCGACAACCTGCTGCACCAGATCGACAGTCAGGACGCAGGTGGTGTCCAGGGCGCCGCGGCTCGTAACCTCGGTCTCCGCATGGGTGGTGCCGTCGATCTGCGGGGCATACATGACGTTGGTGCCCGCTGCCAGGACGTTACGGACAACGGTATCCATCGTAAGGCCTGCCTGGTCGCCCAGGAGCTTGGTCGTCTCCAGAATCACGTTGTCGATGGCGGTCAGCTCCAGCACGTCAGACAGGGCAATGAAGTCGCCGTACTGGCTGACAGTCGCGGTGATCGACGTGACGTCGAGCTGGTTGCCGGCGGGGGTCACACCTTCGGTCAGCGGGGTCAGGGCCTTTTTCAGCGGCGTGAATTTGCGGAACTCGATAGTTTTACCGCCGCCTTTCGGGATAGGCCGTTTCTGGCCGAACTGGTGATGTACAAGCTGTGCCTGCGCCGCATACAGAAGCGCCTTGTCGTAGAAGGTCTTCATTTCCGGCGACAGGTCGTTGCCTACGCTGTCCAGAAGCGTGGTCTGGACGGCAAAAAGCTGGATAAAGTCGCCGACATAGCCGCCGCGGTGCATGAGGGCAGCGGCGGTGACGGCGAGGGTAAACAGTGCGATGATGAGTTTGATCATGTTTTTCTCCTCTCATAATGTCGTTGCCGAGAGGAGCGCCGGAATCAGAGAATGATTCGTTCTCCCCTCGCTACCCGGCGGGCAATTTCATCCATGTCCGCCTTGGTGAAAGTACTGGGATCGGTCTTCACCTGTACCGCGCTGCGTCCGCCCGCTGCGCCCTCGGTGGGGCGACGCTGGCCGGAGCGCACGTTGTTCGCCACCTTATCCGCCACCTGTTTCGCGGTGTACTGCATGGCGGCGGGGATGATCTCATCCTTGTGGACAACTTCAAACGCGGTCCGAATCGGAACGTTGCTTGCCAGGAGACGGGAAAAAGCCTCATTCTTCAGCTCGGCGGCCAGATCGAAGCTCGGATAGACGGCCTTGACGGCCTCGGCGTCACGCATCCAGGCGGCAACTGTTGCATCGGCCTTTTCCTTGTCGTTCTTATCGTCGAGCTGCTTTTTGAGGTCTGTGTTCTCCCGTTTCATCTTCCGAATCTCTTTGACCTGCTGTACAGTCAGGCCTTTTTCGAGCGCTTCATCCTCAAAGTAAGAATCGTCCTCTGCGATTGCTTTGGAAAGCCCCTCGATATCGTCATCCCCAACGCCGTACTTACCGGTGAGGAGATCGAGCACGGGGGAAAGGGCGTTATACTTGGCCACGATGGCCTCGTTGGCTTTCAGGCGATCAGAAATGATCCCCTGCACCCTTTTCTCGAACTGGTCCTTATACTCTCCCTTGATGAGCGTCTCGAACTGTGAAGCCCGGTCCTCGTTGGTTCCCTTCTCCCCGGCGGCGGGAGAGCTCTCCTGCTTGCCGTACTGTACATTGGCAAGGGGATTGCTTTTTACGCCCTTCTGCGGCTGGGCGAATGCCGCTTCTGATGTCTGCCCTGGTGCTCCGTCTCCACCAACCGCGGCGCCTCCGGCGGGTGCTCCGCCCTCGGCAAACAGCTGAATGTTGAAAAACGGCGCGAGTGTCGCTTTGCGCATGGTAACCTCCTGCCCGTCAGAGTGGGCGAGCCTCATAACCTGTCCTTAAGGGGGACGAAGCCTTTGCTGTATATCAGCCCTGTTCGGGCATAGCAAACGGAATCAGTGAAACGTTGCCGGGGTAGCTCTCGGCCAGCAGGTGCATGCCCGTCTCCCCGACGTAGAACGTGTGGAGAGCCTCGGTGTAATGCTCTGCCCTGGGCTTGCACACTACCAGGACACGGCCATTTTTGATGCGAATTGTGGGCCGCTTCTGGAGCTTTCCCTCCTCCTGCATACTCTTCACGCACTGGGCCACGGTCATGGCGAGGATGGAAGCGCCGGCACATACCGGGTCTTTCCCCAATTCCGCAAAGGAGGCGTGGCCTTTTACGTCCATGACCAGCGATCCGCCGGTCGATTCAAACCGTGTGTCGATCATGTCA